CTAACAACACTGCAACAATCAGAGAACTTGACAATGTAAACGGAACTGGTTTGGTTGCCGCACTTGCTACTGGTTCATTTATCAGACGTAGATGGAAATTCTATGACTTGTTTGATGGTGCCCCAGGCACATCTGCTTGGGCAACTCAAAATGGTAGAGGTACAGGCGATGAACTACACATTGTAGTTTTCGATACAACTGGAACTATTGCTGGTTTTGACAGTGATACAGCAGGACAAAGAACTCAAGGCGTACTTGAAATTTTTGCAAGTCTTTCCAAAAACGTAAATGGAAAAACTGCTCAAGGACAAAGTAACTATTATCCAGACGTAATCTACAGACAATCAAATCTCATTTATTGGATGGATCATCCAGTAACTTCTGATATTCCAACAAGTAAATCAGAAGAGATTACCTCAAGTGGAACTAATTGGGGAACAGATTTACAAACTGGTAACGAAATATTATTGAACGGATCAGACTCTTCTGGTACTGACGAAGGTGACAATATTATCTTAGACGGTACAGATGGTTCATCAACTGATGCTGGTAGTGATATTCTACTAGAAGAAGGTGGTGCATACACTGCTGTTACTGGTGCATATGAATCACAACTTAACGGTGGTGCAGATGACTTTAGTGTATCTGCTGGTGAAATTCAACTTGCATACGATAAGTTCAAAGATGTAGAGAGTATTGATATCAACCTAGTATTAGGTGGGCCGTCAAGTATCGCTGCTGATACTGAAACTGGTATGGACACACATGTTACTATGATTACAGATTTATGTGAATTTAGAAAAGATTGTGTAGGATTTGTATCACCCCACAGAACTGCTGTAGTTGGTGTTGCAGATTCGGTAACACAAACTGATAATGTTAAATCTGCATTTGATAACTGTCCATCATCATCTTACATGGTGTTTGACAGTGGTTACAAGTACATGTATGACAAATACAATGACCAGTTTAGATTCGTTCCATTGAACGGAGACACTGCTGGACTATGTGCAAACACAGACAATGTTGCTGACCCTTGGTTCTCGCCAGGCGGTTTCAATAGAGGAAATGTTAGAGGCGCTGTAAAACTTGCTTACAATCCAAGTAAATCTCAAAGAGATATCTTGTATCGTGCAAGGATTAACCCAGTTGTTAACTTTCCCGGCCAAGGTGTTGTACTGTTCGGTGATAAAACTGCGTTGTCTAAACCAAGTGCTTTTGACAGAATTAATGTTAGAAGATTGTTCTTGGTATTAGAAAAAGCAATCGCAACTGCCGCTAAGTTTCAACTCTTTGAGTTCAACGATGAATTTACAAGAGCACAATTTAGAAACTTAGTAGAACCATTCCTTAGAGATGTTCAAGGTAGAAGAGGTATAACAGACTTTAAAGTTGTTGCTGACGGTACTAATAATACTGGACAAGTAATTGATAGAAATGAGTTTGTTGCAGATATCTATGTTAAACCTAACAGAAGTATCAACTTTATTACTCTTAACTTTGTCGCCGTAAGAACTGGTGTCGCATTTACAGAGGTAGGAGGTTAATCATGGCTAAAATAGACGATTTCAAAGCAAATCTTATCGGTGGTGGTGCTCGTGCCAACCAATTTAAAGTGACGTTAACTCCACCTTCTGAAATTACTATTGGATTAGATGTTCGTAGAACTTCTTTTCTAGTAACTGCAACTAACTTGCCTGCGAGTACATTGGGTGAGATTGCAATACCATTCAGAGGTAGAACCATTTATATGGCTGGTGACAGACCTGCTCCAGAAACTTGGACAACTACTTTTTATAATGACACTGACTTTATGATTAGAAACGCAATGGAAAGATGGCAAAACGGTATTAACAATTATGCCGATGCATCTGGATTAATTACCCCTGCTGGTTATCAAACTGATTTAACAGTTGAACAACTAGACAGAGATGATACAATCCTTAAATCATACATTTTTAGAAATGCGTTTCCACTGACTGTTTCACAGATTGACTTAACAACTGCTGAAGCAACAGAAATTGAAACATTTGAGGTTACATGGCGTTACCAACACTTTGAACCTTCAAATATACTATAGTATTAAACCTACTAAATAGTAGTAGGAAATTTGGAGTAATATAATGGCGGAACTATTTGGATTTAAATTTGAGAAGATAAAAGACTCTGGTGGGGTAGAGAAATTTACCCCACCTAAAACTGATGACGGAACTATTGAAGTTGCTGGTGGGGGATTTTTCGGACAAGTTTTAGACACAGACGGTAGAGAACGGACTGAACAAGATCTAATTCGTAGATATAGAGACATTGCCCAACAGGCAGAGTGTGATGCTGCGATTGAAGATATTGTTAATGAGTCTATTGTTTCTAACGAAAGAGACCAAGCAATTCAAGTTACACTTGACAATCTTGGATATTCAGACAAAATCAAAAGAAGAATTAGAGAAGAGTTTTCAGAGGTCTTACAACTACTAGACTTTGAAAGCAAAGGACACGACATATTTAGGCGTTGGTATGTTGATGGTAGATTGTTTTATCATAAAGTAATTGATAAAAATAATCCCAGACAAGGTATTGTAGAATTAAGATATATCGATCCTAAAAAAATTAAAAAAGTAAGAGAAGTTAAAAAAGATAAAGGTAAGGGTGCAGCTTCCTCAATAGAACTCATTAAAGATATAGAAGATTACTATATGTATAATGAAAAAGGAATAGGTGTTGCTGGTGGTTCTAATCAAGGTATTAAAGTCGCTGCAGATTCAATCGCTTACTGTCCATCTGGATTAATTGACCAAAACAAAGGTCATGTACTTTCATACTTACACAAAGCAATCAAACCAGTTAATCAACTTAGAATGATTGAGGATGCACTTGTTATCTATCGTATATCAAGAGCGCCTGAAAGACGTATCTTCTATATTGATGTTGGTAACTTACCGAAGATAAAAGCAGAACAATATCTAAAAGATGTTATGAATCGTTATCGTAACAAACTGGTATACGATGCAAATACTGGTGAGATAAAAGACGATAGAAATCACATGTCAATGTTAGAAGATTTCTGGTTGCCACGAAGAGAAGGTGGTAGAGGAACAGAAATTACTACATTGCCAGGCGGTTCTAATCTTGGTGAGATTGATGATATAGAATACTTTAAAAAGAAATTATATCAATCATTAAATGTTCCACAAGCTAGATTAAATGCAGAAGAAGGATTTAGTTTAGGTAGAAGTACAGAGATTACAAGAGATGAACTTAAATTTACTAAGTTTGTTCAGAGAATGAGAAAGAGATTTACACCACTACTAACAGATCTTCTAAAAACCCAATTACTATTAAAAGGTGTTATTGGATTAGAAGATTGGCCAAAGATGGTAGAACATATTCAATATGATTTTCTACAAGATGGTCATTTTGCAGAATTAAAAAAGGCAGAATTGTTAGAGGGTAGATTGAACTCACTACAGACTATTGAACCATATATCGGTACATTTTTCTCAAAAGAATATGTATTGAAAAATGTGTTGAATATGACAGATGCCGAAATAGATGATATGCAAAGGCAGATTAAGAAAGAGTCTGGTATGGATGTTGATGATGGTGGAGTTAATGTACCAGATGCAACTGATGGAATCACTAGATACCCAAGTGTAGATGGTGGTGCTCTTCCTGCTGATGATGTTGCAAAATTTAGAGGCGAGGTAGAACCAGAAGGCGGTGATGAGAAACCAAAACCAAAACCAAATGGAGATGAAAATGGCGACAAGTAAAGATTTCGTTGATGCAGTTGTGAACAAAAATAACCTTGAGGCAGAAGATGCTTTTAAGGCTGCGATTCAAACTAAAGTTGGAGATGCTCTTGAAGCAAAAAGAAAAGAAGTAGCAAAAACTTTTGTTAAACATGAAACTCTTCCAGATGCAGACGAAGCAGAAGAATAATGGAGTTTGAAGGTTTATATAGTACAGTTCTTGAAAAGGACGAACACAAAAAATCTAAGGAGTACAAGAAATTGTCGCCTAGGATGAAGAAAGCTGTGGACGGAATTTTTCAAGTTATGGACGATAAACCTTCCGATTTCCTAAATACTTTTGAAAAAACAATTAAAAATGTAGCGAAAAAAAATAGCGTTCCAGAGAAAGATTTAATCAAGTACTTTGAACGAGAGATTTTAGACATATAGGAGAATAAAATGGCGTTTAAAATGTTACGACACATTGGTAAAATCGTTCAGGCAAATGACAACGCAGCCGCTTTAGTTCTAGGGCCATTAGGGCCAAGTTCTGCTATCAGAATTTCGGAACATGGTGGAGAGAATGGTTTTGTCAAAATAACACAAGAGGGTACAGCAGTTACAGCAACCAATGGAAGTTATATAGATGGGGGTACTGTAATCACTATGATACCAGAAGAAAGACCAAAAGCAATTCAAATTACAGCTGCAAGTTCCGCTGACCCAGTGGTACTAACAGTTGCAGATAGAGGCGAAGGAACTGGTATCAATCATCCTTTTGCTATAGGTGATCAAATATCTGTAGTAGATGCTGATGTTGCTGCATGGAATACACTACTAACAAATGTTAATGTATCTGCAATAGGTTCTACAACAATTACACTTGGTGCTGTTGACGGTAGTTCAACTGCAACCTTTACTGGTGATGCAACTGCAAGATCATGTTATAGTATTTCACACATAAATGAAACTGCTGGTTCTAATAGTAAAATCTATGTAGAAGAAATTGTTCAAGGACAACCAGGCATATAATAAAAATAATTATAGAACATTTTATAATTATAAATAAGTATAATAAGTTTCGGAAAAGGTAAACAAATGCGAACTGTTAAACTAATTACAGAAGATATCCAAGACGTTCAATTCATTGCAGAAGATACTGCTGATGGTAAAAAGAACTATAAGATTCGTGGTGTTTTCATGCAGGCGGACATAAAGAACCGAAATGGCCGTGTTTATCCTATGGAAGTATTGACTAATGAAGTAAATAAGTATAGTAAAAACTTCATACAAAAAAAGAGAGCCTTTGGAGAGTTAGGTCACCCAGAAGGGCCGACTGTAAATCTGGAAAGAGCATCTCACTTGATAACATCATTAGTGCCCGAAGGTAAAAATTTTATCGGAGAGGCAAAAATAATGGACACACCTATGGGTAAGATTGTAAAAAGTCTTATGGACGAAGGTGCTACATTAGGTGTTTCATCTAGAGGTATGGGTAGTTTGCAATCCAAAGGTGGTGCAAATTATGTAAACAAAGATTTCATGCTCGCAACTGCGGCTGATATCGTTGCTGATCCATCCGCTCCATCTGCTTTCGTAGAAGGTATTATGGAAGGAAAAGAATGGGTATGGGATAATGGAAGTTATCTTGAACCA